CCTGCTAAAGAAAGTCCACCAACGTGTTGCCAACAAGCGCGCGAACTTCCTCCATAAACTATCGACAGCAGTGATTCAGAAGTACGATGCTATCGCGGTAGAAGATTTAAACGTCTCTGGCATGTCCAAGGGCAACCTTGCCAAACATGTTCTAGACGTGAGTTGGGCAGAATGGTTTAGGCAACTATCCTACAAGGCAGAATGGGCCGGTAGGATGTTCGTTGCCGTAGACCCAAAGTACACATCCCAGACCTGTGCCAAGTGCGATCATGTATCCAAAGACAACAGGAAGACTCAGGAGCTATTCCTCTGCGTCTCCTGTGGACACACGGACCACGCGGACAGGAACGGGGCAGTAAACATATTAGCTCGGGCAGAGCTATCAGACGCTAACGTAAGCGGAGTAACGCTATGCGTAGTCTGAGCAGGCTGTTTTAGCCAATGGAGCCCGCGAGGGCTCTAGAATCTCCGTCCTTTAGGTCGGAGAGTCGTCAAGAGTCTGACTTTTGGGTTGCGGGGGCGGCGCGGCAGAAGAACGGCATGACGTAGAAGCCGTAACCTCCAGAGAACTTGATCCGCTTCTCGTTGAACAACTCGATGAATCGCGTCCTCTGCTCGTCGCTCAAATGCGGGAAATAAAATTTCGTCTCTGACGTTTCACGCGTCACCCAGTGAGTACACGCATCGGGACCGCCATCGCAACTGCTCACGAAGTATTCGTTGCCTCCGAATCCAGTCATCTTCTTGTCTTTCGGGCAATCCCGGAAGCTCTGCTTGAACGGAGCGCCACCGTTGTTCTCGACGTAGACTTTGTAGTTTTTGTCCGTCGATCCCAACAGCACATCCCCAGCCTCAAGCCGCGCGATCAGGGTATCAGGATTGAGCGAGCCGCAGTACTGGCAAGTGTCATCCGAGGGGTCGTAGTCATTGTCGCGGGCGAACACTGGAGACGTTCCGATGTGACTCTCAGATCGGCGCGGACACTGGAAATTGTCGCTCATGGTGGCTCCTCCCGAATCAGGGTCGCACGGTGCAGAGTTAGAGCGCAAGTGCAAAAATTGGAAATTCTTGTCAAGTATTTTATTTTCACATCGTACTGTCAGTTACTTACGAACGCTAGAAGTGGTGAATCGCCTGTATTCATGCATGTTTGAGAATGGTCAATGAGAAAATAGATATAGGAGGAAAGAAAAACATGGATGACCAAATCAGCAAGTACGACAGGATTCGCGGCGGTCTACACGACGTGGCGATGTTCACCAAACCATCCACCATCAAAAATGTGCAATCGATCACCGGCAAGTCAGAAACCTACATTGTCGAGACGTGCCGCCACGAAGATCAGGGCGATCACATCTTCATCGAGGTCGCGGACGAGAATGGGCTCGTTCGCGTATGCCTCCCTCCGAAGGTTGCATCGCTGATCGCCTCACAGCGTGATGCGCTCACAGCCCGGAGACGCTCCAAGGCGTCGAAGCGCGTAGCTCAGGAGCGCAAGGATCGCGGCGAGCTTCCCGGATTCATGCGCGCGAAGAAGGGAGGGCGCAAGTGAAGTACGTCTACGATGATGGTGGGCGTGCGGCGGCAGGCTTCAAGGGTGACGCAGGCGACTGCGTTGCCCGAGCCGTTGCCATCGCGAGCGGCAAGCCATACGCCAAGGTCTACGCGGCCTTGGCTGAGGGGATGGGGAGCCAGAGGATAACCAAGCGCTCGAAGAAGCGGAGCGCCAGCGCACGCAACGGGGTCAGCGTGAAGCGGCTATGGTTCCTCGACTACATGCATGACCTCGGCTTCGAGTGGACGGCCACGATGCTCATCGGCCAAGGATGCAAGGTGCATCTCAGGGACGGCGAGCTACCAATGGGGCGGCTGGTCGTCTCGGTCAGCAAGCACTGGACCGCAGTGATCGACGGCGTCAACCGCGACACCTACGATCCGTCCCGCGATGGGACGCGGTGCGTGTACGGCTACTGGCAGAAAAAAAGGTAGACAAAAAAAGGGCACGGCTCGCACCGTGCCCACTGCCAAGTGTGGCAACCAAGAAAATGTTACGCGCCGACAGGCTCGCCAAGTGCGGCCAGTTCCTTGTCGATGGAATCGCGCTTCTCCTGCGCAGTCTTGAGACTGTCGCGCTGCGACTTCAACTCACGGATACGCGTTGCACGGCGGTCGGCCATGCGCGAGTCGATCTCGCGAGCGAGGGTGTTCAGGTTGTCCGAAACGTACTCGGGTACCGCAACCTTCTGGGCCTCGAACTCACCGCGAAGCTGCTTGCCAAACGCCGACAACGCAACAAGCTCGTCGATGGATGCAGCGTCCACATTGAAGTTCTTGAATTCCTGAAGCATAGGCTTCCTCCTTTCCGTCTTCTCCATACCGGGGTTGACAAAGATGTTCTTCCTCTTCATTGGAATCTTCTTCGGCATTACGCACCAACCAGTTCACCGATCTTGAGCACGTCGCTGAGCGACAAGAGCGGAGTTGTCAGAATCTCGTCCACCAAACTATAGCGATTCGAACGCATTGACTGAACGAGGTTCGGCAGGGAATAGTAATCGATCTGGCTTCCACGAAGGTCAAACATCTGCGACTCGATCCCTGCGTTGTTCAGGTAGCCGCTGAACGTGTTGTTGTCGCCGCTCGTGCTGTAGAAGTAGACCGGCACTTCCTTGCCCACGAACTCCGAATACTTCTTGTAGACGTTGTGGAAGAACGGAGCCGTGTTCTCGCCGCCGTCTGAAACAACGGCGATGCCGTCGACCTCGATCTTCTCCTCCAGCATCCGGTTCAAACCGCATCCGATGGAAGTGCCTCCGTCTGCGCGAATGTGCCGCGTTGCCTTCTGGATTTGATCGAGCGAAAGCCCGGTCACGTCCACCGTCATCGGGACAACGTCGAAGAACACCAGCCACACCTTGCCCTTGACGAACTGAGCAAGCTGTGCCGAAACCTGCCGTGCGACCTCGATGGCCACCCTCATGCTTCCGCTCTTGTCGGCAAGCACAAGCCAGTTGCCCTCCGGTCCGCCAGCCGCAGCGATCTGCTGCTTCTGGAGCCCACGGAGCTTCTCCTTCAGCCCCTCGTCCTCGACGGCGTCGACGGCCTGAGTCGTCTTCAGCGTGTTCTTCTTCGACTTCGCAGCCTTCTCCATCGCCTTCTCGAACGCACCGCGAAGCGCTGGGTTGTTCTTCATGCCCAGCTTCTCCAGCATCTTCACGTTCGTCGTCAACTCGGTCGGCGACATGCGTTCGATCAGAGCAAGAACAAGATCAGTGTCCTTGGCCTTCTCCCCGAGCGCGCCCATGGCGATAAGGAACGGAATCCTGAACCTCAAGATCGCGCCAGCCGCCTCAACAGGAGACATGCTCTTCAGGTTGGCCACGGCCTCAAAGATCGATCCCTTTGGCAACGCCAGCTTGGTCACGACCATCGAGCCGTTGATGCTCTCCTTCCACTGGCCGGAGATCACAGCCGCGACGTGGCGGTTGCCCGGACCGGTGCGAGAAAGAGCGTAGAGCGCCTTGAGCACCTTGCGGTGCTGGATGGCAAGGTGATCCCAGCCCTTCTCCCCTTCCTTCTGGCGGAGGTAGGCGCGGATCATCCGATCCATCCGCGACATCTTTCCCTTCGGGCGCATCTCGCGCACGAAGTCGAACGCCTTGCGCATCTCACGCGGGCCGAGCAGCGCGAGGTGCGCGATGCTGTTGTCGAGAAGCTCAAAATCGCTTTCGTATGCCAGACCAAGAACCGGCAGCGCGATCTTCGCATCGCGAACCTGTGAATTCTTAAACGTCCATGCCACGAGATGCTGATAGAACTCGCCTTCCTGCTCGATGGCTTGCTTGCCGATGGGGATGTAGTCGCTCAGCTTCCCGTGAGGGCTGCGTGCCAATTCGGCATAAATTCTTTGCTTCGTTAAACCAGATTCTGTCATTTTCCTATTTCTCCTATTCCACATGCTGCCATGATTCACGATCAACCACGCGACGTATTGTTGCCGGGTCAACCTCAAATATCCGAGCTAACTTCATGAACGAAAAATTGCACTGTTCGGCGAGGCTACGAATTGCTTGTACACGCTCCTCAGTTAAAACCGATAGTGCATGTCGCTCACCTTTTCCGGCCCTCTGGCGTCCGCGTTGAATCATATCGCGGATATTATCAAGTTGAGTCCCAACAATTAGATGGTCTGGGTTAACACAGCATCGTACATCGCACTTATGCCTCACAACCTGACCAAATTCGAGTGGCCCATGCTTTTTGACGTACATGAAACGGTGGACACGAATTACTATTCTTCCGCCATCCTGTAACGTCGCTCCGATATGTGCATAGCCCTTATCGTCCGATGAGCCGATCCAAAGCCAACAACCACTCATTGGCTCGTGGCTGATATTTTTCTCAATGCGGCCATAAAGAGATTGCCCAGAAGTTCTTCCAAGATAACTTACATAGTCGGCCATGCTCAGCTTTGTCACCGCATCGTTCATGCGACTCATGGAAGTTTTCTCTCTTTCAAATACTCGACATAGAAATCATAGTCAAGACCCTTGAGAGCGCACCAGTCACGCGGGTCCATGGCACCTTTATCCTTATTGCAGCGGCGGCACGCTGAAAGGTATCCAGACGGATCATTGACACCACCCTGCTCTAAAGGCCAGAAGTGGTCCACTGTGAGTTGCACCCGGCCCATAGGCTGCTTACAATAAAGACACTTGCAGCCGTCAGCGACCCACACCTTCTGCTGGACGGTGCCAGAGATGTCGTAGCGGAGCTTGCGGTGGAACGCCTTCTCAAGCGATCCGTTCACCAGTATCTCGGGGTTGTCCGATCTCTGGAGCCAGTCAGACCACTGCTCGGCGGTCAGGGTTTTAACGTCAGCGCCATCCGGCCATTCTCCATCTCCCCACAGCACATAGCCGGGGAGCATGAAGATCGCCTGCGCACCTTCGCCGCCGACCACGATACCTTCGATTTTGAGGAGGGAGCCTACGTCGCCCATGAGAGCAGGGCGATGACGCAACTCAAGCTGATAGAAACGGTCGCCACTTGCCATGGTTCCCCTCCCGGAAGGAACTTTTGGGTTGTAGTCGATATGGTTTAGATTTTGCGGAGCCTTGCGGCTCGCGCCCCCCATATTGATGAAGCCGAATAAGGTGGTGGAGGGGGCCGGAGTTTCCCCCGGAACAAAGTCATGTATCCACTTCAGTCAACCCAAACTTGGCTGGGGGACTCGGTTACGAGCCGAGATTGGCTTGCGCCAAAAAGACATGTATCCGAATCAGTCAGCAGTATCGCTGTAGTCGTTCCGGAACCTCTTAGGTCCCCCAGTAAAACTTGATGGTGGCGGGTGAAGGATTCGAACCTCCATACTGTTGTAACCAAATACAACCGTCTTTTCCATGTATCCGACTCAGTCAGCGTCGCCGCTGTAGTCGACCCGGAAGTTAGCTTTTGACTAACCCGCCACAACTTATTGGCCTGTAGTCGAAGTGCTACCCCTTGCGGGGTGGTACAGGTTGGATTTGAACCAACTACCGTCTGATTAAGAGTCAGATGCTCGACCAATTGAGCTTCATGTAAGCACTTCTGTCAGGCCAAATTCAAAATCATTGTGCTGTAGTCGATCTGCTATTTTACGCGCTCTACCGCTGAGCTAATCCCCCGTCAATTCTTTGATGGTGGAGGATGAAGGATTCGAACCTCCGACCTCGGTCTCCAAAGGACATGTAAGCAAGTCAGTCAGCACAAACTTTATGGCTTGTAGTCGATCTGCATGGTGTTCCTGCTCTCAAAGCATGTATGCAAATCAGTCAAGCCAATTTTTTTCTCCGCTGTAGTCGTCAGGCAACCCTTTCGGGACATCCGGGAATCGCACCCGGTTCGTTTCATCTCAATTGAAATGCCTCGCTTTGAGGCGCATGTAAGCCAAACAGTCAGCGAAAACTCAATCTCAAAAACGCAACGTCTCTAACCTTACAACGGTTCCAAAAACGCGTCAAGCAAATTCTGCGCTTTTTATGGAGGGCCTAGAGGGATTCGAACCCCCGTATAACAGATTCGTAGTCTGCCGCGTCATCCAACTACGCTATAGGCCCTCATTCAAAATGGTACGGGTGGAGGGATTTGAACCCCCGATCCCCTGCTCCCAAAGCAGGTGCGTTTCCAGACTTCGCTACACCCGTGTGACTTCCAAAATGGTCGGGGAGATGGGATTCGAACCCATGACCTTCGGTACCCGAGACCGAAGCGCTACCTGACCGCGCCCCTCCCCGATGGTGTCGACTCCCGGTGCTGCCCCGAGTTCTTCCGCTCTTCAGGCGGACGCTATGACTGCACTAGCTCAATCGACAAAACTCTTGCCAAACATCCTGCCGAAAGTTGCTCGGCCTGCGAATCATCTTCTTCGCGCGATATGCCTGCATCAGCTTCCGAGCGCGTCCACACCTCATGAGCATCCGCTGGAAAGGACTCTCAGCAAAGAAACAATCCGCGATCTTGCTTGCGAACTGCTTTCTCCTACGCAAATCTCCCTCATGTCTTCGCTGAGAAAAACCGCGCTCGGATCGCTTTATGAATTGACGCATATTTCTCCTAAAAACTTAGCGGGCCTCTACCTTGCGACGTGCGACCCGTGACGCCTTCACCCTTACGTCGTTACAGGTGAGGCACCAGTCAAACTTGGTGGACCTAGTCGGCTCCGCCCCGACCGCCTCCGCATTGCAAGTGCGGCGCTCTCCTAAATGAGCTATAGGCCCGTAAAACTTTGGGGCGGCGTATCGGATTCGAACCGATGTAATACGTGTGCCACAGACACGCGCAATAGACCGCTCTGCCAACACCGCCATGAATCGCGCTACCGGGACACGTTATAGCTTGGTAGCACCCTCCCGCCCGTAAGCGGGAGATTCCGCGTGTCCCAGTGAGCTTGGGGCCGAAGGGGATACTCGAAATCCCATCAGCGGTTCACAAAACCGCCGCTACTTCCTCTTGAGCTACTTCGGCAAACTCTCTCGTCTTTCTTATCTTTCTTCTTCTTTCGCTCGCCTTCCTTTTGTTTCGATTACGAAACGTTGGAGTCAAAGCGTGGCAATTAGGACAGAGAAGTTGCAGGTTCTCATCTTTGTTATTCTCTGAATCCCCGTCCACATGGTGAAGTTCAAGCGGGATGGCTTTTCCCATCCACTGATCTAAACCGCATCCTTCGCATCTGTGTCCTCTTCTCCGAAGCACCAGACGCTTGACAGCCTTTGAATCGCTTACATCTTCAGTAGACTGAGCCATCTTGTAGATTTGGCTTTTGTTGCAGTCGTCGCAATACTTGTTCTGACCAGAACATGTGGAACCGCAGTACGCGCAAGCCTTTTCCCAATTCTCTCTTCTTTTTCGTCTGGCGATCTTCGCGCATCTCACCGAGCACGATTTTGCTTTCAGATTCTTAACGAGAACAGGACCGCCGCAAATTACGCATCGACGCTCTTCTCTCTTACGTTGTATCTGATCCGATTTGATTTTTGCTTTAGCATGAGCTTTCGCCAGCGCAACCACAGCATTCGCCCTGCTAATAGTCTTACGTTCCTCAACAGAAAGCAGCGGTACGTCAGGAATTCGCGACTTCAACACCTTCTTGGATTTCCTGTTCCTGTAGTACCACCGCCTCCGAGCAGCTTTTCGCCTTTCTTCGTTTTTCATCTCCCGAGTATAGCAAAATTTGGAGACGATAACGAACATTTATGTTAGTTAACAAACTGGTATCTTGTGTCACCCGTGTTAAGCAAAGCACAAGTCGCAAGTCTCTTGGCTATGGACTCCGGAGTTTTCCTCTTTCCACGCATACTCGCGGAAATCTTCGCCTTGTGCTCATCCGACATCGGCCTGCGTTTCCGGTAGCCGACTTTTACCCCCTTGTGCGACGCTGACATCTTCGCTCTCGATTCCTCTGCAACAGGGTGTCCTTTCAAGGTGGCCGAGATTCTGGCCCTCAACTCTGGCGAGCGCGTTACCGGTCCTCTATTTCTAGCAGCCTCGGCCATTCTCGCTCTTCCTTCTTCCGATACTTTGTGCCCCTTGGCATAAGAGTTTCCCTTATGGACATCTGAAAGTGTCGAGCTTCCCTTTTCTGTAAGAATCCTGATTCCGTCTCTGTTGAATCCGCTGTACCCTCCTGCCGTCCTGTTATAGCCGCGACCGCTTGTGATGTAGGTTTTGTAGAATTTGATGAAGTGCTTTTCGAGATCGTCGAGCAAAAGTGGATCACACGAGGCGACTTCGATAACTGTGAAGTTTTCAACTCCCCACTTTCTCATCGCCCTATGTATGGGCAGATTGCTTCCGCGCTTGACCTCGTATTTGTGCTGGTTGAACCTTATCCACACAGTTTGTTTCGTGGTCTGGCCGACGTACCCCTTGCCGTTCGCGAGATTACGAATTAAGTAAATTTTGCCGACGAGTTTGCGCATCTTTTACCTAAATTGTAACCTCGTTTCGCCTTCGGAATCAGAAAAAAGGAACTTTCCCCATTCCTCAACTTCTCTGCCAAGCTGTTTCAAAATGAAGCGGCTTGTAAAGATATTCGCGGGCAGCGGCCTATGGATCAACTTCATTCCAGCCTCTTCCGGCGTCCGGTTGTTCTTACGTCTATTGCACGGGGAACAGGCAGCAACAAGGTTGTCCCATGACTGCTTACCACCTCTGCTTCTCGGGATCACGTGCTCCAGTTCAAGCTCTGCCCCGTTGTTCTTCTTCGCGCCGCAGTACATGCACCTGAAACCGTCGCGAATGAAAATGTTCTTCCTCGAAACCTGCTGCATCCGGTGCGGGACGTTCCTGTAGTGCCGCAAACGGATGACGGAAGGAAGGTAGATTCCCTTGTGGACTTGGATGCTGGTTGGCACCTCCACCACGGCAACGCCCTTGGTTATGAGCGTGAGCGCCTTTCGCGCGCTGACGATTCTCAGCGGCTCATACGACGCGTTAAGTTGTAGTACCGCTCTCCGTATGAGTGCCATGGAATCCCCTTTCTTCTACCTCTCGTCAATCTGTGGAGCACCGTCCCGGAATCGAACCGGGGCTTCGACGTTACGAGGGTCGTGTTGTGCCGACTCAACTAACGGTGCTCGAAATCCTTTCGCCAACCGTGCGAAAACATGCTGCATGTCGGCGTTCAAATCGATCTTCATTCTTCTTCCTCCAAAGTGGAGCGGGGTATCGGGTTCGAACCGATGCGCAAAGTGTGGCACACTTCGATGCTACCGCTACATCAACCCCGCGTGGCACCCGGTGGGAGAATCGAACTCCCGTGTTGGGTTCCAAAGGCCCACGTCCTGCCACTGAACGAACCGGGAACAACTCAAACTTGGCTGGCTCTCCGGGACTCGAACCCAGATCATTCGCTCCAGAGGCGAAGGTCCTCAACCATTGAACGAAGAGCCAACTTCTAAACTGGCTCAAGGGGTGGGAGTCGGACCCACAACGACACGGTTAACAGCCGTGGGCTCTACCATTGAGCTACCCTTGAACATCCCCACAAACGAGAACCCCCAGTTCCTTTCGGTTCTGGGGGTCTCAAGTTTTTCCATCTGTGTTAGGAAAAAATCTGTCTGAGACCCCTAGTCCGCACCGCCGCTATTACCGGCTGGTTGCGTCGGCTGTGTCGCTGCGTTATGGAATCGGGTTCTCACGTTTTCCACGATATAATCAATCAGGAAAACTGTCAAGAGGTTTTTGAAAAAAATGGCCCGCGTTCACCTACTCGTCAAAGCAGCGGTTGAGCGTGGAAGCATTACAATCGCGCTCTTATGCGAAGAATGTGGGGCACAGCGACGGCTTGTCGCCCACCACGACGATTATGCAAGACCACTAGATGTGCGTTGGCTTTGCTTATTTTGTCACAGCAAGTGGCACGTTGATAATGGGCCGGGATTAAACAGAGAGTTGGCAGGATTCTACGATCTTGGGGCCTCCATACCACCCAAACCTGCCGATCCGCGCAGAGAGGAAATGAAAGTCCTCCGTAGGGATGGTTGGACACTGCAAAAAATTGGGAATAAATACGGTTTTACAAGAGAATATGTGCGCCAGATTGTCGGTTCATCTTCCGCTCGTCAATCTAATTCAGAGAAGATTCGAGCCAACATCCTTGAAATAGAATCGCTGCGAAATGACGGGAAAACGGTGAGGCAAATAGCCGGATTGCTTGGCTTCTCTTGTGATGCTCTCTCGCGGGCATCCTTGCCTCCACGAGTAAAACCAAAGCCAATACATGGTGTCACCACGACCTATACCTATCACAGATGTAGATGCGATCTCTGTCGCGAAGCTAACGCCAAACGAACAAGCGAGCGAACTCGCGCCATTCGGATGAAAGGGCTGTGTGTCGCCTGCAAAAGCCCATCAACCACATGGCATTGCGATGAATGTAATCTAAAGTACCTTTAATCACTTCATCGGTTTATCACTTTTTTGGGATGCGCTTGCGGGCCACGGCCTTCTGCTCGCCGGGGCGCGGCGGCTGTTGCTTGCCGTAGTAGTACCACGAGGTCGCGAGGGGGGGCTTGCCCCTGCTGGTTTTCATGGTGGAGGATTTTCCGGGAACCGGAAGCTTATTGATGAAATCCTCAGCGCCCTGCAACTTGTCAGACCAGCCCTTGACAAGGTCGATGATCGGCTGAAAGGCGGTACTTGCCATACCAGAACGGTAGCGCCTCGCGGGCCGGTAGTCAATAAATTCTTCATCTGCGGTGTCCTTCTTGACAAATACGCAAATCCGCGTATTCTCGAATTTATGCACACGGTGACGAACATCGATGGCCTCCTCGAAATCATGAAGACGCTTCAGGGCGAGAAAAGCCAGAAGGACTTTGCCCAGACATTGGGCGTGTCGCCGTCCTACCTCAATGACGTTTACAATCGCCGCCGTGAACCGGGCAGGAGTATCACTGAATCTCTCGGGGTCAGCGCGACTATGACGTACACGGTCCCAGAAAACATTTCAACCACAGCCGCGACGATCTCGCGAGGAGAAATCCATGGCCAAGTCCACAAAGAAAACCAAAAAAGAATCAAAGCCAAAGGGCAAAGAAAATCGCGGAAGCGTTCTGATTAACTTTGTTCTCGACAAATCTGGCTCAATGGGAAGTTGTGTCGACGACACCATCGGCGGCTTCAACACCTACATCAAGAAGCTCCGGGAAGACAAAAAGTCCACCTACAAGTTCAGCCTGACGTTGTTCGACACGCGGTTCGAAGAACGGTTCGTCTCGGTTGACCTTAAAGACGTTCCCGACCTCAACACAAAGAACTACGTTCCGGGCGGCGGAGGATTCACACCTCCTGCATAGTCGAGCTATCCGCCCGTTGGTACGCGCCCAAGGATTCGAACCTCGGACCTCCGTCAGACTGCAACGGCGCTCTGACCACTGAGCTAGGCGCGTATGTCAAATTGTTTTCGTTCCAAAGCTTGTAGTTCTGGAGCACCGCGCGCTGATCCTCGTCGAGAGGAATCGTCGCGACCGCAGTGAGTCCCAGATCGTCATCGCTCTCGTGGAACTCCGAGAACTCGATGCGATTCAGCTTGAGCTTCTGGATTACCTTGTGAAGCGCTTTTTTGTCGGGAACGCCTATGAGCACGATGGAAGGCGTAGAAGGATCGGCGCTCTGGGTGAGCGTGTAAGCCATATCAAATGTCGCGTGGTTCGTCTGCACGATCTGTGCAGCGATGGGGAGGTCTTGCCGAACGAAGAGGTAAAAGTACGTCTTGGAATCGATCTACGTCATATTCAGCATAGTGAAGGAAAGCGCAGAATTTGTCAAGAGGTTTTACAGATTATTTTTTCCCTTTCGATATCTGCCGAACCCATCCCAGTCTCCAAAAGCCCCAGATTCTCGGATTTTTCTCACCTGTGGAACCAGCATCATCCATGCCGCATAGGGCATATCTCTCCGGAGATAATTACAGCGCCCACAGCACGCTACGACGTTATTCTGAGAGTGGCCCAACGCATTGTCGATGCGATCTAAGCCGACGCGTATTCTTATCTCCCCACAATAAGAGCAACCATCTTTTATGGATTCTTTCACGAACTCAATCGTGAGGTCACAAACAAATCCTTTTTTCTTATCTGATCGCCGACAGTCAACGACTATCACACGCGGTATCTGCTCTCGATCTGTTCTTTCGCGCCTTTGGCGAATCATCGCTGACAACCTTATCGTTTCTGTTCTTCCACGCGACCGCCGCCAAATTTGTTTACGTTTAGTATCACAGCTTCGACAAATATATTTCGGATACTGTCTCCCGCCTACGAGGCGCAGCGCAAATGTGACCTCTGGCTCAGACTTACCACATTTGTTGCAAATTGAGGAGTCACCGTTCATATATGGTGGGGCAGACGGGATTCGAACCCGCGAACTCCTGAGTGAAAGTCAGGTGAAAGATTCCAGACACCTTCTACTACCCCACAGCTTGGCGTCCCGTAGCGGATTTGAACCGCCGTTTTGACCTTGAGAGGGTCACGTCCTTGGCCAGACTAGACGAACAGGACAAGATGGCGCGAGCGACGGGAGTTGAACCCGCTTGAACTGCATAGACAGTGCAGTACCTGACCGTTAGGATACGCCCGCAAAAAATGGTTGCGAGGGAGGGATTCGAACCCTCGATCTCCAGCTTATGAGGCTGGCGAGATAGACCGCTTCTCCACCACGCGCTATTTACAGTACCACGGAACCTGCGCGCGTGCAAGAATTACTCTGACGGGCACTGTGGCAGGGTAGCCAGATCATCTGTCAATCGAGTGTGGACCCCGTACATACTCAGATCGATGTGCGACGTCGGCCAGTCATTGAGAATCCGATTCAAAGCACCAACCCATGCCGCATCTTCCGTGTCATAGTAGTGCTTATTTTCACTCACAACAAGGGCGTGCTTATGTTGTGGGTTGCATGGTTCCCCGAGAATCACATGACCGACGTTGTTGAGCATGATCGCATGTGCAAGTGGGAAATCATCTCTGACCCGGCTGGCCGCAGACATGCCCTTGCGCTGGCGAACTAACTGCTGATCGCAAACGTGTGGGAACCACTCTGTGTTTGGGTAGATCGGACCTTCTGGGTTGGTGAACGCGTTTCCGCCCCACTCTGTTCCCATCTTGACGATGAAAACGCCGCAATTTTCGCATGTGTGGGGGCCATAGTAAACGATCTTCGAGTTACGGAAGCTGATGGGGTTCATTGATTTTCTCCTGCGTAAGTATTTCCGTGTTGCCACGGAATGACAGGAGTGTAGCATAAATCAAATTAGCTTTCTAAATGCATCTGCGGCATAGAGGCGGTCGATCTCCTTCTTGAACCCATCTCCGTGACTGTGATCGTTGAAGTTCGCAATTCGATAAAGGTGCGCCATTTCATGCAGGAGGGTAATATGCGCAACACAGTAGATGAACGCCAATGGTGGAGAGACAACTATCTTGTAGCCTCTTCGAAGAGTATCAAGTTGGCCACACGGATGGTTCTGCCACACAGTTGTGTCACGTATGTGCCGGAAAACTGTTTTCACGTTCTCTGGAATCCAAAGGCCACGCTTTATCCAGTATTTCTTCCTCATTCTCACGAAGTTATTCTGGAGATCGTCATCGTCCATCGGGGACCACGTCGTCTGAAACCGATACGTTCGCATGTGCCAGAGTATAGCGCAGAAATTCTGGTGCGTTGGGCAGGATTTGAACCTGCAGCGTCATCGAAGATGATCCAGATTTACAGTCTGGTAGAGTCCACCGTCTCTCCAGCCAACGCACGTGGTAAACTTCCGTTCAGGACGGCCTCATGATGCCGCCAAAGGGGGAGTCTGGTACTGCTTCACCGTTGTTGCACGACCTGTCAATCTCCCCCTTACAAACTGGCGGATGGTGAGGGATTCGAACCCCCGAGACCCTTCGGTCTACTGGTACTCAAGGCCAGCGCGATCAACCAGACTCTGCCAACCATCCAAAACTTGGCGGAAGCGGAGCGAGTCGAACGCTCAACACCCGAAGGTGTGTCCCGCTTCGAACGGGGTGGGCCTGCCAAATGCCCAACGCTTCCAAAACTGGCGGAAGGGACAGGAGTCGAACCTGCACACGCTTTCACGTGACCCGGTTTCCAGCCGGGGGCGATACCGTTCCGCTCACCCTTCCGTAAAAATATGGCGGAGCGCCAGTGAATCGAACACTGTCAACCTCGCGGTTGTGCGGCTTAGCAAGCCGTTGCATTACCATCCTGCCCGCGCTCCGTAAAACTTGGTGCGGATGATCGGCCTCGAACCGATAAGCCTGAAGGTTTGAGCTTCAGAGGTATTCCGTTTCCCTTCACATCCGCAAACTTGGTGCGCGTGGCGAGACTCGAACTCG